CTGAACTATGGGGAAGTTACATTGGTATAAGCTTTCAAGCTGAAGATGTTGGTATCATGATGATGATGGTTAAGATTAGCCGCATCATGGAAACGCCAAGCCATGTAGATTCATGGGTAGACATTGCTGGCTATGCCGCCATTACTGCCGAAGCGATTGCCGAAATTGAAGATACTTTGCACCATCATGAGGATCAGCAAAGCACTGATTCCACGACACAGGATTAGGGTTATGAGGATCAATGACTTGCAAAATTGCTTGCCCAAAGTTTTGTTGTTCAAAGCCTTTGACGAAAGCATAAGTGTCATGGAATTTATATCCTCTCGCTCTGGCAAGCCACGCTGTGGTTTCCTCTTCCACCAACTCGATCTGAGACAAGGCCCAATTATGTCTATGTCCACTTATATACAGGTGGGCATTAGACTTGAACCTAGCCATTTTGTTTTGCGCATGCAACGCATTCCATTGGCTGTGACCAGGCATATCATGAGCGGCGTGTATGCGGCACTCTCTTCCATTAGGAAAGACCAGCGCAACTCTAGCTTCCCAATCTTCTCTAATAGTGTGGGGCTGGGCCATCCATTTAAGTGGATCACCAGCACCAGACCACATGTCATGGTTGCCGCCAATGAGAATCATAGGGTTCATTTCTTGGATCAACCACTCAACTAACTTCCATGCTGTTTTGTGAGATGTGTCTTGTTCGCCATATAAGCGTCCTAGACGGCCTATCCAATTATTCTGGTGATCACCTAGCGAACACCCATAGATGTTGCTGTTCTCGCGCAGTATAGACAGATGAGAGCGTAGGTTATCCCAATCGCAATGGTTGTCATCTATGTGGGGGTCGCCAAACCAGAGCAATCCAATAGGATCATCTGATTTCATTTTAATCTTTATCCATTTTTTGGATTCTTTATTCTTTTTTCTTTGTTTAAATCTACCATGTAATTGATCTACTATATCTTCTACTGGTATATCATCAGGCACAACATCTGGTGTTTCATATTGGCTTGGCTTTTCTAGCAATTTTTTCCGCATTAAATATCTTTGGTATCTGTCATTGAATGTACTTTTTGGAATGCCAGAATTCTTTATTGCTTCACCCCTCGATCCATATTCCCGAACTAAAAGATATGCCTCTTCTTCCAATTTATAATTATCCATGACACTCCAACATAAGTTGTTTCAAATGATGACCGCGAGATTTGACTTGCTGAAACCAAAGCGAATCTTCCATCTCTTCTGCCGCACCAATAAAATCTCTGTCCTCTAACGCCGCGATCATTTTCTTGAACCTAGAAAACCTAGGCCAGCCAAGATTAAACACCATAGAGGCAACAACTAGTTGCGCATTATGAGGTAGATCACGCCACCAATCCATGCGATCATCCAACTCGCCAACAGCAATCTCGATATCATCTCGCAAGATTTGCTGGGCGGCCTCCAATGATATAGGTGTATGAAGATTGTGCCCATAGCCAATTGTCGGAACCCCAACTGTATCTGTGTACATCTCAAGCCGAAGCCCTTCATGCTCGGCAACCATCTCGGTTAATTCATCTATCATTTCTTAGCCTTAAAGCTGTCAACAACACCACCGCCAAAGTAAAAACCAAGAATAATTAACATGGCATAATTGATGCTGAATTGTTCCATAACCTTTGTAACAGAATCTGGATCACCATATCCAGATATGGTCATGCCTAATACGATCAGGTAACTGCCAAGAAATGTACCACCAAACATAAGAGCTAGGTATCTCTGGGCAATCTTGAATGGTGCGTAAGAATTCATAAGGGCTATTTTTGCGTCGCTCTTAGCCTTGATCTCTTCTTCTGTTGAAGTGTGCATATCATCAATAAGTTGTATTCCTTTTTTGATGACATCGCCACCACCAAGAATATTGTTAATAACGCCTAACATATTACCCTCTCAATAAGTAAGCCGCCGTCCCTGCTATTGCGACCATCAATACTACGGCAACTATAATCACAAATGCTTCAATAATAAACTGTTTTTTTCTGTAAGCTTTTAGATCTGCTTCACGCCTTTCTTTTCTGCATTCAGCTTGAAAGGCTTGCCAGTCAGACCAAAGCTTTGGCCTACCCATATATATCATAATCTCTTTAAGTTCTTTCTCTTGTTGCTTGATAGCTTCAAGAGCCATAAATCTTTCCAGGTCAGAGCCACCAGCAGATGCTTTGTGCTTGCCCTTTAGTTTCTTTTCTATGTCTTCCTTTGCACCAACAAACTTGGCAACAGCAGAGCCAGCCCTAGCGATGTCACCAGAGTTTTGAACCGCTTGCTTTATTATGGCAAAAGCTGCATTAGCAGCACTCAATTCAGCTAACATCAAAATATCTCCACAAGACTAGGGTCGTATGCTTTAGGAATACAGTATGTCGTAACCCTGTCTCTTGGGTCAATAAAATCTATATGGCTATAGTTACCGTGTCGCTGAGCCAAACGAGATGCAAAATAAAGACAATCGTCCACATTATAAAATCTGAGGTTTGTATCAACAGGTCTTCGGTCATCACCTGTCCCCAAATACATCACCAGCGAAAAGGCAACAACAAACTTTGACATCACACATTACTGCCTCGATTGAAACACTGGTACGACCAATATCCCACATCGTATTGTTGGTATAGGTGGGTCATATTCGCTTTAGCTTCTTCATAACTAGGGCAGTAATCTAAGTCGTAAGGCTTTATAACAAATGTCATCTGTTGCGTCAGGATAACAAAGATGACAAGAAACTGGCTCACTTTTCCATCAGCCGATGTAGCAAGTCTTCTAGCCGACCAAACCTATCCTCGATGCGACCCATCATAGATGACATCTCATCTTTATGGATGAATGTTTCTCTAGTGGAATTGATGCGTTCCTCAAGACGGTTAATCCTAGCAGTGAGCTGGTTAATGTACCAAGCACCACCACCAATTATAACAAATATTAGAACGTCAAGAAGATTGCTCATTTCCATTGTTACCACCCTGCTGGAAGTTTGCCCACGATTGGTGGATTGATGAGGTTGTCTAACTGTTGGTCAAGCATAGCCTGTAATTCAGCTTCAGTCTTGTCCAGACTTGCCAGCACCCAGCCCTTCACCTGTTCCCGCGTGAGACTGTCAAACGCTGTGAAGCTGTCGGCATTAGCATCGCCAACACCAGCACTACCATATGCACTGACAGAAAGCGGCTGGCCTTCGTCATTCGTTGCGCTGTCGTGCGTTGCTGTCAGCCGCCAGTGTACTGACTTGGCTACATCTGTTAAAGAACCCTCTGATGGGGCTGTGTCGATTTGTGGGAAATCCCAAGTGTAATTTGCCATAATTTACTCCTTATTCTGGCTTAGTAGGCCAGACAACAGTGTCTAGCGACTGGTATGTATCAGTGATGTCACGCAGGGCTTGACGGTAAGTAGCCATCTCAACAGTCAACGTATTGTCTGACAGTGCGAGGTAGTCTGTTTCTTTCAGCATCTGATTACGTTCATAACGTAACTTATCTAGCAGTTCTTCCGATGTCTTAACATTTGGGTTTGTAAAGGCTGAACCATCATAGTCCCAACCAATCTGAACATCTGCTGGGCAATCAACCCAAGTCATTTCTGGGGCTACCTCAAACTGAGCGTCTGCTAAATCCACAACCTTATTATTTAATATTAATGCGTTAGCCATTAATAATACTCCTCTACAACAACGATACCAGCACCACCCGCGCCACCAGCGGTATCACTTCCAGTACTGTTTCTGACTACGGCACCTGAGCCGCCGCCACCTAAAGTCCCTGCATTACCCGCCGTAGTGCCGTTTGTAGTACGGGTAACTCCTCTAGCCCCACCCCCAAAGAAGGAGTTTCCACCACTACCACTTATCGTGTAGTTATTAGTAATCAGGTCACTGTTTCCGCCTACTCCACCTTCTGCGTTTATATCTCCGCCTGAACCAACTCCGCTATCTCCACCATAGGTGGTATCATTACCGCCTGTCTGTAAGGCATCGCCGCCAGCGCCGCCAGTAGCAGAGCAGTAAGCACCAAAGCTACTTGTGCCACCTGTAGAACCGTCGTTTGTACCACCAGTTCCGCCAGCGCCGCCAGCGCCCACGGTAACAGAAACAGAACTTTCGGCAGAAACATCAATATACTCAATAGCGCAACCGCCTCCGCCTCCGCCGCCTGCGGCGACATTACAATCAGAATCCTGACCTGTGGCACCGCCGCCACCGCCACCACCGCCAACGACAGTAACCTTGATGGTTTTACAGCCAGATGGCTTTGTCCAAGTGCCGCTTGATGTGAATACTTGAATGCTTGGAGGGTTGCCTACGTTAGAAAGCCCAGAGCCATCACCAACAAAAGCTGTGGCTGTTACAGTGCCGTTAACATCTAGGGCAGTGCTAGGCGAAGTCGTTCCAATGCCCACGTTGCCGCTGCTGTTGATACGCATTGCTTCGGAGCCGTCAACACGAAAACGCATAGAACTAGAAGCTACGGTATTTCCTGCATCAGCATCCAGATACAAAATGCCAAAGTCTGAACTTTTTATAGTGCCGTATCCTGCACCATTTTGCTCAAGTCTTAATTCTGCTGAACCACTTGTTTTAAGATGAATAGGCGCAGAAGGACTACTTGTCCCGATGCCCACGTTGCCAACGCTGTCGATGCGGAGGCGTTCTGAGCCGCCAGTTCTAAAGGCTATGTTTGACGAATCCCTACCAATAAATAAATTGTTGCTGGCTGTTGAGTTGTCGTAATAAATTGCATTATCTTCACCAGAACCGTTCTTATCAAACTTAATTATCCTGCCTGTGCCAGTAAATTTAACATTTCCATTAACATCTAATTTTTCGTCCACACTTGCAGTACCAATGCCCACGTTGCCAGAGCTGTCGATACGCATTTTCTCTGAACTGTTATAGAAAATGATAGGGTCTGCACTAAAGTTAACAAGATACAGGCTCTTATTTGCAGCCCCATAGCCTACATATCCTAAATCTGTGCTGGCAGAATCTATAAATTTCAAAGAGTTTGGGCCACCGCCAGTTGAAGTGCTTTGAGAAATGATAGGGTTATTTGCTCCCTTTACATGCAATGCAACACTAGGCGAACTCGTCCCAATTCCCACATTCCCAACGCTGTCGATGCGCATCCGTTCTGAGCCGCCAGTGACCAAGCCAATGGTGTTGCCTGCTGAAGGGAAGTATAGGTAAGTATCGCTGTCCCCTTCGTGACGCAGTGAAGTAGCAATATAGACATCATCAGCCACCATATTACCTGTGACATTTACGCCGCCATTGGTGGTGGCGAGTTTGGGGGCGTTGTTGTGGTATAGGGTTACTGCGCTATTTGTGACAAACTGTGCTAATGTTTCATCACCTGCACTATTTAATAAATTTATTTGTCCTTGTCCAAGTATGTTTAAA